ACCATGTCCGGTCCATAAAAATTTAAAGTCCGGTACCACTTCGTGTATCTGTCTGTAAAATGCCTTTTCTGTATTGCAAGCGTTATCTTCTTTCAATTCAGTAAATCTAAAATGGTTATTATATTCTTTAGTGTATTCAATAACAGCTCCTAAAGTATTTTCATCTTCTTTTTGAACTACTGATAGGTGAACACTATTAAATGACTTCTTTTGATCTGCTAAACTTAAAGCAATGCAACTACTATCGGCGCCGCCTAATGTTAGCACTAAATTTTCATGATATCTTTTTAAAACAGATTCATCAAATGCAATTGTTAAATCTTCCAGAGTATCTTTATATTGGCGTAAATCCCATTTATATATCTCACCATCAATAAGTTTAAATTCATTGTTATGAATATCAAAATGGTAGTGACTGTTCCACTTCAACTGCTTCGATGTCTCTGTAGGCCAAGTAGAAAATTTGTAAAGGAAATCCCCCGGTGTATAGTGTGCTTGGCGAGTCGCCCAAGGATCAGTAAAAAAATCTATAGTTTGATTTGATGGATCGTATATAATGAAAAGGAAGCTTCCATCCAAATAATTGATAAAATCATTTCCATATTCTTTGTACATTGAAACACAAAATGACATATCGCCATTAAATATCTCACCCACCATTATAAAATATTTCCCATCCATATATGTTGGTGGATGTCCAAGTGGATGTTCAGTTATATATACGCCATCAAATTCTTCAAAATTAAATGACCAACCTAATAATGGTATATTATCTTTAAAAAGACGATTGTCTTTATCTAAATCTTCTAATGCTTTGGCATCTGATTGATTTGTTATTATAAACGAACTTCTCATACTAAAATATATTCCCTAAAAAAACTCAATTAAATCGTGGTGTTTTTTGATATAGCAATTATAACAGAGAATGTCTGATTGACCTATGAGGTGAAAGACTTCTTTTCTACTCTCGTCACTTGTCCCAACTCGTTTAGATATCTTGCGTATCTCGGCATCATGAGGATAAAACTTGAGACATACGAATTCAGACTCACCACAATGCCTACATGACTTGTCGATTAAAAACTCTTCTAGGAGAATCTTACGCTTCTGGTAGTTTCTTCTAGATACTTTTTTTATCGTATCTTTGTATTTTTCATAGTGTTCGTTCATACCTTTATTTATATGATATAACACTTATAAAAAATGTTCTGTAAAAGGTAGAATTTATAAATATCAGTAGAAAACAACTCTAAAATTAAAGGAGTACGGATATGGGATTTCTAGTTTCACCTGGCGTTCATGTCAGAGAAATTGATCTTACCAATGTTATACCTGCTGTTTCTACATCTATTGGAGCTATCGCCGGACCTTTCGCAAAAGGCCCAGTTAGTTCGGTAACTGCAATTAATTCAGAAGAGCAATTGTTACAAACATTTGGTAAACCAAATGGTTCAAACTTTGAATGGTGGTTTACTGCTGCAAATTTCTTGCAGTATGGTGACGCCCTTAAAGTAGTGAGAACCGAATCAGGGATTTTAAACGCTGGTGCAAACAGCGGAATTCTTATTAGAGATGATGATCATTATGAAGCAAGTTTTTCAACAGGACAGGGTTCACACGGAGAGTGGGCTGCACGTTCTGCTGGTACTTGGGGTAATTCAATTGGTGTTGATATTTGTGGTAGTGCTAGAGCATACAGTCAAATACCAGCTGCTAATTTAGTGAATGGGGCCCTGGCAGTGGGTGATACTACTGTTACTGTTGATGATCAGGATTTGACTGATAACGCCATTGTAATTGGTGATATTATTAAATTTTATACTGCAAACGCTGTTACTGCTACTGTAAATGGTGCAATAACGACTGCAAGTAAAACTCTTACATTAGATGGCAATTCTGGTACAATTGTGGTTGGAGATCGTGTTATTGGTCTTGGGATTTCAGACGGAGATGAAATTGTTAAGGTTGCAACGGTCACTTCACAGACTTCACTGATTCTTGATAAAGCAATAACAGTTGCTGATGATGTGCCGGTAGCATTTATGTCAAGTGGTGGTTCAGCGGTAGAGACAGGTAATGTTGAATACGAAGTTACGGGAATTTCTTCTGAGACTTTAACAATCCGTAAACTCGATGATCCTGCTGGTGCCGGAATTCAAACTGTAATTCCTGATAATTCATATATTCGCAGACGCTGGCGTTTCAGTGATGTATTTGACGGACCTCCAGGCACATCTGTATGGTCAACTGAAAATGGCCGTGGTGAAAATGATGAATTGCATGTTGCAGTTTATGATAAAACAGGTGATCTCACTGGTTACGATGTTGATGTTGCTGGTGGAAGAACTTCTTCATTACTTGAAAGATGGTCGAATATGTCAAAGAATTCGGCTGGTAAAACAACAGAAGGGGGTAATAATTATTATCCTGATGTTATTTTCAGAGGGTCTAATTATATTTACTGGACAGATCATGTTGCTGGTGGTTCCAACTGGGGTACAGATGTTGCAACGGGAACGGATTACACAATGGTAAGTGGTGTTACAAGTGATACACTAACAGGAGGAACAGATGATTATTCTGTGACTGCTGGAGAACTTGAAATTGGGTATGACAAATTTACTGATACTGAAAAACTTGACATCAATCTTATTTTAGGTGGTCCTAGTTCTGGTGTTGCAGATACCGCTGCTGGTATGGATACTCATGTTACTATGATTACAGACCTTTGTGAAACTCGTAAAGATTGCGTTGGTTTTGTGTCTCCTTATCGGGCTGCTACAGTAAATGTAACATCTACCATAACACAGACAGAGAATGTCAAAGATGGTTTTGATTTTTGTCCTTCCTCTTCTTATATGGTTTATGACAGTGGATACAAATATTTGTATGACAAGTATAATGACGTATATCGGTTTGTGCCGTTAAATGGTGATACTGCTGGACTTTGTGCATACACTGATGGTGTTGCTGATCCTTGGTGGTCACCGGCGGGTTACAATCGTGGAAATGTTCGTGGTGCAATCAAATTGTCGTATAGTCCACAAAAAGCAGATCGTGATATTCTATATCGTGCGAGAATTAATCCTGTTGTTGATTTCCCTGGACAGGGTGTTACACTCTTTGGGGATAAAACTGCACTCACTAAACCAAGTGCATTTGACCGTATCAACGTAAGACGATTATTTTTGGTACTTGAGAAGGCAATTGCAACAGCTGCAAAATATATGCTCTTTGAGTTCAACGATGAATTTACACGGGCCTCGTTCCGTAATTTGGTTGAACCATTCTTGCGAGATGTGCAAGGACGAAGAGGTATATATGACTTCAAGGTGGTTTGCGATTCTACAAATAATACGGGAGAGGTTATTGACCGAAATGAGTTTATCGGTGACATTTATATTAAACCGGCCCGATCAATCAACTTCATTACACTAAACTTTATTGCGGTTAGAACCGGCGTATCGTTTAGTGAAGTAGTTGGAAAGTGGGGGTAATAGAAAATGGCTAACATAGACGATTTTAAAGCAAATTTAATTGGTGGTGGCGCAAGGGCCAATCAGTTTAGGGTAACTCTTACCGCACCGCCGGGTATTGCTACAGGATTAGATGTTCGAAGAACCTCTTTTCTAGTCAAAGGTGCAAATTTACCAGGACAAACACTTGGTGAAATTGCAATCCCCTTTCGTGGAAGATCAATTTATATTGCTGGAGACAGAGAGTTTGCTGATCCTTGGGAAGTTACAGTAATGAATGATACCGATTTTATGGTTCGTAATGCAATAGAATTGTGGATGAATGGTATTAATGATCTTGCAGATAATACAGGTGTTGTTGCTCCTGCTGATTATCAGACGGATTTGACAGTAGAACAGTTGGATAGGGATGATACAATTCTGAAAAGTTACATCTTCAGAAGTGCTTGGCCAACAACTCTTGGTGAAATTGAGTTAACTTCAGACAATGCTGATGCAATTGAAGAATTTACAGTCTCTTGGAGATATCAACACTTTGAAGCCTCTGGCGTATCTTTCTAATATTAACCTACTAAATAGTCGGTAGGAGATTTTTTAGAATGGCAAATATATTCGGCTTTACAATACAAAAGGCAAAAAAGGAGCTGGGTCCACACGAAAAGACATTCACGGACCCAACTCCAGATGATGGTGCTATTGAAATCGCCGGCGGCGGTTTCTTTTCATCAGTTTTAGATACTGACGGCCGTCATCGATCTGATTTTGACCTTATACGAAGGTATAGGGACATTTCTATGCAATCAGAATGTGATGCAGCGATAGAAGATATTGTTAATGAGGCAATTATTTCTAATCTAAATGATGTTTCAGTTCAAATAGATTTAACTAATATCCCATATTCAGATAAAATTAAAAGAAGAATCAGAACCGAATTTGATGAGGTTCTGAGACTTCTTAATTTTAATGAAAAGGGCCATGATGTTTTTCGCAGATGGTATATTGATGGACGAATTTTCTATCACAAAGTTATAGGAAAGGATACCCAGAGAGGAATTACACAACTAAGACTTATTGATCCTACCAAAATTCGTAAAGTTAGAGAAACCATGAAAGAACCTGATACTGAAGGTCAAGGTTTAGAAATGGTAGCTAATATTGAAGAATATTTTATTTATAATGATAAAGGGTTCTCAACGATAGGATCACAAGGTGTAGATCAGGGAATTCGAATTTCTTCTGATTCAATTACATATTGTCCTTCTGGTTTGCTTGATGGTAATTCTGGTAGTGTTATTTCATATCTTCATAAAGCAATTAAACCAGTTAATCAATTACGAATGATTGAGGATGCGATTGTAATTTACCGTATTTCAAGAGCCCCAGAACGTAGAATTTTCTACATTGATGTTGGTAATCTTCCCAAAATTAAAGCAGAACAGTATCTTAAAGACGTTATGAACAGGTATCGTAACAAACTGGTATATGACGCATCAACTGGTGAAATTCGTGATGATAGAAACCACATGAGTATGTTAGAAGATTTTTGGCTCCCCCGAAGAGAGGGTGGACGAGGAACAGAGATTTCAACCCTTCCTGGCGGCTCTAATCTTGGTGAAATTGATGATATCGTATACTTCCAACGGAAATTATACCGTTCACTTAACGTGCCGATTTCAAGACTTGAGGCAGAAACTGGGTTTTCTCTTGGACGGTCAACAGAAATTACTAGAGATGAACTCAAATTTACTAAGTTTGTACAGAGAATACGAAAGAAATTTGTTCCTATATTTACTGATATTCTTAAAACTAACCTTCTTCTTAAAGGAGTAATTGCACCAGAGGATTGGCCAAGGATGCAAGAACATATCCAGTATGACTTTATGGAAGATGGACATTTCGCAGAGTTAAAGGATGCCGAGTTGCTTGAGGATCGTATTCAAGCACTTGACGGTATTCAGTCTTATATCGGCACTTTTTTCAGTAAAGAGTATGTTCTTAGGAAGATACTGCGATTTACAGATGCAGAGATGCAAGAAATTCGTGATCAAATTAAGAAAGAACTTGAAACTGATCCGATGGATGGCGGTATT